GTAAACTATCAAGAAAAAATGTTTAAAGTCACTAACGTCGCTACAGAGCAAAACCCAATCTTTAAATTTTTAGAGGTTGACGCTACAGGCGAAGACTGTGATAATGTTGTTAATGTGAAAACAGAAGAACATTCACAAGTCGAAAAATCTACAAGTGAAGACGCGGTTATAAGCGAGAGCCCTACTAAAGAGCTTCACGAAAATTCTGATAAGGAGAAAGACGAAATGGCTGATCAAGTCGTAGATACAATCGATCTTACTAAAGCTGTACCAGCTGAAGAGATCAAAAAAGAAGCACCACGTGCTGAAGTGTCTGAGCCTGCAGTTGCTGAACTGGTTAAAGAGACCGGTGAGGCTATCGTGAAGGAAGCAGACGCTGCTGACCAGCAAATGCTGGTTAAAGGTGATAGCAATAATGCTTATACACCGCATGAATCAGAGCAAGTTGCAGAACTTAAAGCTCAGATGAATAAATACCAAGAAGAGATCGCTGCATTACAGCGTTCAAAAATGCATTATCAGGAGCAGAGCCGCAACGAAGCTCAGTATTCTGAAAAAGATATGGCTAACGCCGTTCTTGTTGCGAAATTGCTTAACAAGCGTGACATCTTTGACACCAAAGTCGGTGCCAAGATGAAAGCTGTTACATCTGTTGATCAGTTCTTGAGCAATTTCTCACAAAATATTTACACCGAGATGGAACAGCAGCTAGTTGTTGCTCCAATGTTCACTCGTATGGCTGTTGACGCGAAAACATTCCGCGTACCAGTAGCTGACGAAGATACAGACGGTGATGTAGCACAATTTGCTTCTGGCACATTCGCTACAGGTATTGCTGACGCAACTCGCGTACCAACCAGCAACCAGAACACCATTAGCTCAGTGGACTTTACTCCACATAAGTTCATGGCTACCACACACCTCGCAAAAGACGAAGAAGAAGATACAGTTCTTCCTTTGCTCGACTTCTTGCGTGCAGCTGCTACACGTCGTTTAGCCCGTGCTATCGATAAAGCAATCCTACGTGGAACTGGTGCACTAACTGGATTTACAGCATCACCAACAAATGCAATTACAGCCGGTACTGGCTATGCATCCGTTATCGAAGGTATTACTAACCTTACAGGTGACGTAGGCGCCGGTCTGACTGTGGACACAGGTTCTGCAAACGATAAAGCTGATCCATCAGATATCGCTGCAGCCCGCACTAAGCTTGGCAAGTATGGCCTTCAGCTTGGTAACGACCTTGTGTACTTAACATCAATCGAAGGTTACAACAACCTTGTTACAACTTCTGACTTCCAGACAGTTGACAAGTTTGGTCCAAACGCTACTTATCTCACAGGTTCAGTTGGTGCCGTTTACGGTATCCCAATTGCAATCACTGAGTTCTTAGATAACGTTGGTGGATCTAACCGTGATCTCGGTGTTCTAGTTTATAAGCCTGGCTTTATGATCGCAGAACGTCGCGGTATCGAGATTGAGAGCGAGTACGAACCACGTCAGCAGGTCACTGCAATGTACATGAGCACTCGTATTGACTTTAAAGCTCTTACAACTAACTCAAATGCAGCTCTTGACGCTACTAAGTACAGCTACGCTGTTACAATCGAAGCTGGCTAAGTCTAACTTAGACATCTTTGAACTACACAGGGGGAGGCGGTCAACGCCTCCCTTTTCATTATATGAGTAATCAGAAGAGGGAGAACAGGTAAATTAACATGGTAGATCGTTTAGAAGAAAATTTGGGAAAATATGCTTTTGTTACATTAGCACAAGTTAAAGATTATCTAAGCATTTCGTCTACTAGTCAAGACGCTAGGCTTGCTAATATAATTAACTACGCTACAGGCGTGGTTGAGCACTATATTGGTCAAGAAATGTTGGCTAATGATTATGTTGAAGTGTTTGACGGAGGAAAAAGCTCTGTTATGGTTTCAAGACTACCTCTTTCAAACGTATATCAAGTTTCTGAATTCAATGGCACAGAAGATAAAATTTTAGCTGATCCGACTACTATAGGTAGGCCTGTAACTACGCAAGATAAAGATGCAACAACTTTTAGTTTTGTTAATGATGCTCACATAAATTCAAGAATTAAAAAATTTGGAAAATCCTCTCTTGAGCTTAGTACAAGTGATTACCTCTTAGGTAGCACTGTATCTTCAGACTTAAAATTCGAAGAGGGTGATTTTACTATCGAGATGTTTGTTCGCGTAGATGAAGCGACATTACAAGATAATGTACTATTTTCAATTAATACAGACGCTTCGAATTACATGGAATTTAGATTAGCAAACCAAAAAGGTTTAGCATATGAGGCAAATGTTTCAGGAACAGCAACTGTTATTGAAGGAGCTAACACCTCTATTGAGACTCAGCAGTTTGCTAAACGTCGTTTTGCTCATGTTGCGGTATCTCGTGACTTAACAGAAGAAAAACTATATTTACACTATAACGGTAACGTAATTGCTGATGCTTCTTTTACTGAAGCAAACCTAACATTTACAAGTAACGTTGAGATAGGCACTACATTTAAAGGTTACATGGATGAGCTTAGAGTATCAGATAAAGCTAGGTACTCATCTGCTAACTTTACTCCTCCAACCCAAAGATTTAGACCAGATGGAGAAACTATTTTCTTAGTGCATTTTGATGGTAAAAATGATGACACTGAAACAACTGATGTTCACAACGCAGTTAATGAGTATAACTTTTCTCGCGATATGGGAGAAGTAACTCGCGACGTAGGTGCAGTCGGTGTTAGAGGATCATATCCTACAGTCCGCAACAACTATCCAGCAATGACTCTAGCGGGGGCTCCTTCCTTTGCGCCCTTTCCTTCTGGAGTTAAAGTAGAGTACCGTGCTGGTTACGAATCAGGTGACATACCACAAGACATACAATTAGCTACTCTTGACATGATTAAACTTCTATATAAACAAGATCAAGAGAAAAAAGGATTTTCTTTTGAAGGAGAGCGTGGTGATAACTATCCTTTAGCTGGTAACTTTCCTCCACACATTCGCCGTATTTTAGATTTATATAGGATTATTGCATAATGGCAGCTCGTCCAATATTACGACGAAAACCCCTTAGATATCAAAACGTTGGTCGTAAATCATCATTAAAACAATCACTTTCTTTAACAGGTTTAGATCCAAATCTGAAAAATGTTGGATCTTTTGCTTTTCAATTTAAAAAACTTACAGTAGAGCAGAGAAACCAAATGATCCGTTATCTATCAGACTATGTGTCTGAAGAAATTGGTTTAGGTAAAAAAGTCAAAAATAAAAATATATTCACGTCCCCTGAAGCAGCTCCTGATGGTGAGATTCAACTTGATGACTTCGAACGACAGACAGGTATTAGATTATCTCAGACTCAAGTATTAAAGGGTGCTGCTGCTCAAAATTTAGGATTCTTTGAAACAAAAGTGACTGGTGGTTTATCTGCATCAGGTGGAGAAAATATTGCTTTAGGCGCTATCAGTGTATCAAAAGCTGTAGCTCCACAACAGTTTGCTGCTATTAGGCAAAGATCAAAACAGCTTGGACAAAAAGGTTTCTCTGGGGTTGATGCTTATAATTTTTTAACTAAATCACCCGCCTTTGCTGATAAATGGAATAAGGTTTTAGCTCAAATAAACGAAAAATTTGAAAATCTTTTAGTGGTTAATGTTATAGACGCTGAAAAAGGTGGCAAACGTGTTCAGCTTGATTTTGTAAAAAATCCTCTTAGAGACTTCAATGCTTTCAACGCTTCTAGCTTTTTAGAGAACTTTTCACTAACTTTTAAAGAAAGCACTGTAAGCGAAAAAGTGATAGATCCTAATACAGGATTAAAAGTAAAAACTGGCAAACGTATAGTCACAAGATATAAAATTGAGACAGCTCCAAAAGCTAAGTTAAGAAATTCTTTTAAAAAAGCAGATATTACTAATAAATTTATCAAAGCACATTCTAGGGCTTTTTCAAAAGGAATAGAGTTATATTTAATAAAAAGAATTCAACGATATCAAAAAGAGGCGTCATCAAAACCTAATGAACAAATAATAAGTAATTTGATGGGTTTTGCAGTAGCATTAGCACGAGAGTTTCAAGAAGGTGGTCAAACACCTTTGACACTCCAGTCTAAAATTCAAACGCCCAACATGAATATTACTCCTGGTAGACTTACTGTAACAGGCGATAAACCTTCAAAAACACAAAAATTTATTTCTGGTGCTCAAATATCTGCTCTTGTCAGACGCAGGTTAGGAGATAAAATGCCTAGTGGACCAAGAAGAGGTCCTCCTTTATCGGGATCAATTTTAACCGAGCGTTCTGGACGATTTAGATCTAGTGTTCAGGTTATTCCTGATTATAGAAGATCAGTAATGGCTTTTTTCTATGATCCCATCTATAAAGTGTTTGTAGGTACAGAGCGAGATCCTGATGAGTTTGTAGGGGACACTGTACGTGAAGTAGTGCAAGGTTTATACTCACGAGCATTTAAAATTTTAAGGGTGTAAAAATGGCATCAAGACGTAAAGAGATAGTTGAATTTTTAGTTACTGAACTGAAAAAAATTGATGGACAAACGTCCACCTTTAATGTATCCTACACTTACTCTAACAATCTTTTTAACAATGTTTTCAGAAAGTTAAAATTTCTCGATGAAGTCAACGACTTTCCAGCAATTTATATAAGTGCTGGCACCGAAATTAGAGATTTTAATTCTAAAAGTTTGACGGTAGCAACTTTAGACGTTACCATAAGAGCATACGTATTTGGGGAAGATAATTCTCAAAGTCTCTCAGACAGCTTAGTTCAAGACATAGAACATGTTGTCTATTCATTAGGGGACAACCCTGATAAAGGAATACTAGATATAACAATAGATAATATTTCTACTGATGAAGGGTTGGTCACACCATACGGATTAGCAGAGGTACAATTAACGACAGTCTATAGACTAGACGGATAAGGAGAAAAGGGATGGCATCTCTTAATTTACAAAGAAATTCAGAAGTATTTTTGTCAACTGTTGATATCATCAACGGTGCAGCAATTACTGATTTGCGACCAACAAACACTTGGAAGCTTGAAGTGTTAGCAGGTTTTGCAATGACTTCTTCAGCAGCAACTCAGGATATTACTTCACTTGAATCTGGGATTACACCAGACCGCTCGCAGCAGCGTTTTAATACTGCTATAAACCCTGTAGACTGGAACTTTCAAGTATATCTACGTCCTACAGGCGTGCTAACTGGAGCAGCTGCAAATACTACTACAGCGGCTACCAACCAAACAGGTAACGTAAAACCTGTGGCTGACTGGTTTATGTGGCAGTCATTGGTTTCAAACACTAAAGTAACTGGTGGGTCTGATGGAACTGCTGATGAGCGTTCTGTTTGGGCAACAGGCGGTAAGCTACGAACTACTAATGTTGCAGCAGGTACAGGATCGCATTCAACACGTTCAAACTTTTCAACAGCTGTTGAAAACCACCTTTACTTTAAGCTTGACAATGTTATTTATCAAGTTTCAAATGCTACAGTGAATGGGGCAACTGTTGATGCAGGTATTGAAGAAATTGCTACAACAACTTGGTCAGGTTTTGGAACAACCATGAAAGAATTGACAGGAACTCCACGTGATGTTGCTATTTCATGTTTTGGTGGCGTTTTGAATAGTGGTTCAAGCGTTACAGCTAACTCCAACTTTCAAACAATGAGTCATACAGCAACAGTAATGGGTGCCTACCATCCATATAATCAAATGAATGTTGCGGGCGTATCGTCAACAAACTCATTTATTAAAAATCGTCTTAGTGCGATTGAGTTCCACCATAAAGCTTCAGCTGGTGCATCTGACGAGAAGTTCGTCTTCCCAGTCACAGCACTAAGCTTTGATTACAATAATAATATTACTTACTTGACTCCAGAGGAGCTTTCGTCTCTTAACGAGCCGATTGGTCAGTTTACTGGCACACGTACTGTTTCAGGTTCTGCCACCATGTACCTTCGTACAGGTGATCTAGAATCAGCTGGGTTCCTACGTAATATTTCTGAAGATTCACGTACTTCTTCAGCACAAACTTCAAACGCAAACCTAATCATTGGTGGAACAACAGCTCCTTATGTAGCTTTCCAGCTTGACGCTTGTCAGTTTGAATTCCCAACCATTGGCGTTGAGGACGTGGTCTCAATGACCGTTAACTTTCTTGCTCAAGAAACAACAGCAAACAAAGGTGACGGAGGTGAAGTAACAATCTTCGCTGCTAAATAATAATATTTTGATGTTTCTGAGGGGTAACATTAACTTTTTAACCAGAAGAGTGCCTGTCACTTGCAAATCAAGGTCTCCCCTCACCTTTGACTAGCAGATTCGTGATAGGCACTCGTTTTTTCCGAGGGGATACTATGAGTAAAATTAAAAATCTTGTTGCAAAAGAAACCACTACCTGGGTAGATTTCCCAGATATCGAGGGTTTTTCAGTCAATATTCGCTTTTTAAATCGCGAAGATCTAATGAGAGTGCGCAACGCTTCTTTAACATATAAATTTAACAAACGCACACGTCAGCGTGAGGAAGAAATCGACAATGATCGTTTTCTTGAAAATTATGCTGAAAAAGCTATCGTTGGTTGGAAAGGCTTAAAACTTAAGCATCTTCCTCTTCTTCTTCCTGTTGATATTTCAGGAATGGACGCCAGTGATGATATCGAGTATAGTGATGAAGAAGCTGTAGAATTGCTTAAATCTTCATCAATATTTGACCAATTTATTACAGATGCAATGAATGATTTTGAACAGTTTTCAAAAAAGAAGGCTGAAGAAAACGTAAAAAACTAATTGACTACCTTCGCAATTCTTTATTTGCTGGAGGTATGAATCAAGATCAGTACATTGATATGTGCGAACAGATGGGTTGGGAGCCTGACGAAAGTCAAATGCCTAAAGACCCATCCCTTTTATCTTTTGAAGTTCAACAAGCACTCTTACTTTTAAACGTTTTACCAGATAAGTGGGAAGGAATGAGTGGGACTTGGTTAGGTAAAGACTATGCAGGTCTTGACTCTATTCTTACTATTTATCAGATAGATAATGTTAGACAAGTTTTTGAACTTCTTCAAGTCGCAGAAAAAGAGCTTGGTGACTTTTACGCTCATAAACAAAAAGAGAAAGAATCGCTAGGAAAAGCGAGTAGAGGAAGGTAATTGGCAGGTAAAGTAACACAAGTTGTTGAAACGCGCTTTAAAAGTGCTGGTGCTCAAAAAATTGTTAAAGAAACTGAGAGTATCGGTCGCGCCCAAACCCGCTTAGGTCAAGCCTCTGCTTCAGCTGGTCGTCAGTTTTCTGCTCAAGCATCCGGACTTGGTGGATTAGTTGCTGCTTATGCAGGTGCAGCTGCCACTATCTTTGCTATCACTGCTGCTTTCCAAGCTCTCAATCAAGCTGCTCGCGCGGAACAAACCATCACAGGTGTTAATGCACTTGCTAATGCGATTGGTGAGAGTGGTCCTAAAATCATCAAAGGTTTGCAAGAAATTACTAAAGGACAGCTTTCAATCGTTCAGACAGCAGAGCTTGCTAACTTAGCACTATCATCAGGTTTTAGTGCAGATCAAATAAATAACTTAGCCGAAATTTCCTTAAAAGCTTCTCGTGCCTTGGGTCGAGATTTAACTGATTCGTTTAACCGTTTGGTTCGTGGTGTTACTAAACTAGAACCTGAACTTTTGGACGAATTGGGTATTTTTACACGTCTTGATCCCGCAGTAGAAGCGTATGCTAAAACACTTGGTAAAACTGTTGGATCACTATCTAATTTTGAACGTCGTCAAGCCTTTGCTAATGAAGTAGCAAAAGAAGGCACAGAAAAATTTAAAGATATTGACACATCTGCCAATACTTCTGCAGAATCATTAGAAAAACTATCTGCCACCTTGTCAGATATTGGTACTAATGTTGGAGCATTTATTGCACGTGCTTTAGCGCCTTTAGCAGAAGCACTATCTAACCCTATTGCAGCTGTTGGTGCGTTTGGTATTTTAGCTAAGACAGTTTTTGGAACCACTTTTAGAGAGTTAGGTGCTGGATTAGAGAGATTTGAAGGTAGACTTGAGAGTTTATCAGGCACTATTGTTGATAAGCTTGGTGGTAGTTCTCGTAAAGCTGCTAAAGCTAATGAGGTTCTTGGAGCATCTTTAACAGACGTTAATCTTAGGTCTGCAAGAGTATCTGCAACATTTGATCAAGAATTTAAAAGTCTCATTGCAAAAGGTCGAGCTCAACAACTATCATTTACTGAGACTAAAAGATTAAACAGTGCTATAGCTCAAGAAATTGTTTTACTTAAACAAGAATCAGCTTCAATTGCTGCTAGTTCACTATCAACAACCGTTAAAGAAAAAAGAACAGGTATTCTGAATAGAAGGCTGACTGAATTAAATAAAATTTTAGCGTCTACTAAAGTTAGGCTTAATGCAACAAGCAAGTCAGCACAATTTGCAGCTAGAACTTTTGCTGTTGTGTCAGGGGCTGCTGTTAAATTTGGTAAAGGTTTATTGAGTATTTTTAATTCATTAACTTTAATTATCACAGTCGCCTCTGTATTTACTACTTTTGGTTCTATATTTTTAGAGGCTTTTGGTTGGTTAGAGCCTACTATCGCTTTTGTCGAAGATTTAACTCGTAAGTTTAGAGTTTTTCTAGGCATACAAAGAGAAGCTATTGCACAAGCAAAAGTAGCGAAAGAATTAGGTAAATCTGCAGACCTATCTGATATTGTCGTTACACCAGGGATTTTTGGGACGAGCATTCTGGGTCAAAGTATTGATCTTCAAAAAGGAATTCAAAAGGCCATTCAAGAGGGAGCTACTGGATCAGCAGAAGAGTTTGCTGACTCACTAATCGAAGGTCTTGCTCCATCAATACAAAATAATTTAACTCCTCAAATTAGAGCACAGATTGAATCATTATTTACAGATTTGTTTGCAGGCATAGAAGGCATAGGCCCGGCATCTTTACAAGGTATTTCAGAGTTTGCTGAGGCAACAGGGCGAACACTAAAAACAGTAACTCAACAATTAACTGTTGTAGGGGATGCCTTACGATTTGAAGGCATTACAGATCTACCTGGCAACCTTGCATCTGTAACTGCAAAATTTCAGGATACCAAAGACATAAAAGATAAAGAGGCGCTTAAGACTGCAAAAGCACAAAACCAAACTCAACTTGAGATATTACAAAGTCAAGAGGTAGCTGTCAATCTTCAAGAAGCACTAACTTCAGGTGCTGCAAACGCAGAACAAATTGAGAAAAGACGCTCTGCAGTATTAGCTAAAATTGCTAATTTAAGAAGATCAGAAGCTGATGCTGATAAAATAACTGCTGATCGACTTGAAAATACTTTTAGATTGCAAGATCAAGGAGCACAGGCTCAACTAGCTGTTCTAAAAGAGCGTGATAAACTGTTAAAGACTTTTTCAGCTGAGATAAAAGCAGCTGAAAAATTAAATGAAATATTTACTCTCATTGTAGATGGTGAACGTACTAGAGTTGAACTAGGCATCACTGCTAATGATAAAGCTCGTAATAGGGTGAAACTTTTACAAGAAGATTTTGAACTTGGAAAAGCAGCACTTGCTCAAGAGCGAGCTGGAGAAGAACTTGAAGGCTTACGAGCTCAAAGAGCTTCTTTAGCTAGAGACGCACAAAAGGCTCTTGTTGGAATTTTTGTTCAGACTAATGCTGAGGCTCGTAAACTAGCAGAAACTCTTGAAAAAATTAGTAAGTCTTTAACAGCCCAGGCACAAAAAGCTGTACTCGCTTTCTCTTTGGAGCAAGCTAAACGTGCAAGAGAATTAGCAGATCAGCAAGCAACTCGTCAAAAAGCAGAAATTGATAGAATAAGCAAGATTACCCAAGCAACTCAGAAATTAGCTGATGTTCGTAGAAAAGCGGGAGAGGCTTCTCGTAAACTAAGCCAAAGTCTTGTGGGTGATCTTGCAGGTCAAACTTTTCAAACTGATAGAGATAAAAGAGAACTGACATTAAGATTTGCTAGAGAAGATTTAGCTGCTTTACAAGATATTACCGTGGCACAGCTAAAAGATATACAAGAGAGAGCAGACGCTCAAGAGAAAAAACTAAAAGCAGATATTGCAAACCTTGAGAAGCAGGTAAAAGGCGGTGCTGAAAGTTTAATTGCTAAAGAATTTGAACAAAGAAAACGGCTTGAACAGAGTGAAATAAAAATTCGAAAACAAGCAAAACTAGATGAAATTACACTGTTAGAAGAGCGTAAAAAAGGTATTGCAGAAGAGGCCATGGCGTTCAATGACCATATCGGTGGTATTCGTGATGTTTTGGCAGCTGATGTTGTTGCTAGAAAAGAAATTTTGGAGGGTGATCAGTTTGTTAATAACACTATAAAGGCTCTAAAAGCTGCTAATAGAGAAGACGATGCACGGTCCTTAGGTTTCTCACAAGATGTTGCAGCGGCTAGAGCTTTAAGAGTAGATCTTGGAAAAGGAGAGGCTGAAGCGGTTGCTCAAAAAGGATTAACTGATCTGATAGAAAGACTAACAGCAACAGATTTTGAAAATATTAAAAAACAAGTTGATGAAGCTTTTAAGCAAGAGGAAAAACTTGCAGAGTTGAGAAGAGATATTGCACAAAATAATGAAATTCTTGCAGCTGAAGAAAAGTTAAAAGACGCTAGAGCTGCTCTAGAAGCTCTTGGAATAAACACTACAGCTGAGTTAGAGGCAGTTAGTTTAGCTCTCCAAAATGGAAGTCAAGACTTTAATAACTTAGCCACTGTAACAGCAGGAGCTAACGATAATTTAAAAACGGCTCTTAAAGGATCTTTAGACGTTTTGGAGGGTGGTTTAACCCAAGGATTTATGGACTTTAATAATGCACTTATACAAGGAAATTTGACATTTAATAATGTTGCAAAAGGTTTTAGAGATCTAGTGGGTAACATGCTTAGAGCTATTCAACAACAAGTATTTGCTGATACCATTGCTAAACCTCTATCTAGTTTCATAAGTGGTAAAGTTGGTAGTTTCTTTCCTACTGGTAAAGCAGCTGGTGGTGGAATTAATGGTGCTAGTATGAGACGCGATAGAGTACCTGCCATGCTAGAACCAGGCGAGTTTGTCATGCGTAAAGACGCTGTAAAACAGTTTGGTGTAGGCGCAATGATGCGCATGAACGCTGCTCCACGCGGTTTTAGTTCTGGTTCACGAGTTACGCCTGACACAGTTAGTCGAAATATTCCTTATGATCCAGCTAGGGCTGCACAGTTAATGAGCTTGGGTGCTTCTGAGTCTTTGGCTATTTCAATTGCACAAGAAGAGGCAATAGGTTCTGTAGATGGTGGCAGAATGACTCTCAGTAATGCAGCAGTACAGGATAGGATAGCTGGCCGGTCTGGACCACGAACTGCAGCGCAAAGATTTCAAGGATATAGGGCTATAAGGAGTGTTCAGGATATGATTGCTGGGGGACCTTTTAGTCAACGTCCAGAACGTGGACCATCTACAGGTGCGTTTGGACCGGGAATAACTGGATTCGTAAAAGGTTTAATGAGCATTGGAAGTGGTATACCTGAGCCTACGTTTAGAGGAAATACTAGACCTGGTTTTGACGAACGTCTTGGCAGAACACCTTCTTCTGGCAATTTACAATTGCCAAATCGTGGGACTATTAATTTACAAGATCTTTTAAGTATGCAAGGGGCAACTCCTAGAACTACACAGACTGCAGGACTATTTGACTTCTTAGACAGAGGATTATCCAACAAACCAGAAGATGTTAAAAAACGTCAACAAAGATTTAAAGGTGGAAAATCAAAAGGAAAAGGGATTATTGAAAGGACTAAAGAGTTTATCAAGGACGTAACAGGTATTCAAATTGCTTCACTTGACCCACGTATGGGCCCAGTGTCTGCACGAGCGACAGATGCTTTTGGAGCACCGATAAATTTTCCTGGTGGGTTAAACTTAGGCAGTAGAAGAGGTACATTTAGTGGAAACACCAGGCCTGGCTTTGGTCCTGCTTCCTTCGATCCAACAGGTGATTTAGCTAGTGTGCTAGGAGCTGACGGGTTCAGAGGTATTCCGCTATCTATCGTAGGTTCACTCTTAGGTTTTGATGTTCCTAATTTATTCGCAAGAGCACCAAGTCCAGCTTCTCTTTCAGCAAGAAGAGCTAGATCAGTAGTTAGATCAAGAACTGGCACGCAGGCCACAGGTTTTAGAGGCACTTTTCAACGTGGTGACGTAACTACTTCAGGTAATTTAATGACAGAAACTGCACCAGGCGTTGTTTCTGGCATAGATCCTTTTGCTCTGGATAGGCTTGGATATAGCGGTAGTATTGCAGCAACAATGGGCGGAGGAATGGGATTTAGAGCTGCTGGTTCTGATAGAGAGTTTAGCAGCATTGGCTCTTTTATCACAGCCGCCTTAACTCCAGGTCGTCAGTCAGCTTTAACTACTGCAGAATTCAACGCAATGAGTAGAGAAGGTAGGGCAGGATATGCTCCTGGTTTAGGCGGTAGTCGTGCTTTAAGTGCTAGTCAAAGAGCAC